GAGCTTGAGTTTCTGGGCTTACTGCTTTCTTAGCACGAGGCTTGCGTTCTACTTTCTTAATTGAAATATAGCTCGAGCAATCTGCTAATACTGTTTCACAGAATTTAACGCATTGTTTTAATTGTGCCTTGGATAAGTGGCTATATCCTTCTACTAATTGTTCGTCTTCGCCAGTTAATACTTCATTAAATTCAGCAAGTCTTAAATCCCAAACTGCTGTAAGATTAGGAATCATTTGCGGAGAGATATTCATACCGCGAATTAATGCGATAGGTTTAAAGTCTGCTGACATTTTTGCTCCGGCTACAATAAAGTCATCAAACATTCCTTCAAGTTCCCCAGCGCACTCACTTGCCTTTTCACGGAGATGGTCTTGAATTGTTAATTTTTGTTGGGCTACTTCACCGTCTGTGGCAGCTGCTTTTTTAACTTCCTGTTTAGATTTGAGCATTAAAGAAATTTGCTCATCTAAAATACATTGCTCATGTTCGTTAAGAATAAGTCCCATTACACTCATGCGGCACACCCACGCTGGCGTTACACGAATTTGACTATCTGGAATTCCACGAATTAATTTAGCATCAGGTTTGCGATTATTAATTTCTAAATACATAGCAATCATGTCTTTAGCATCTTTTTTACCATAATGATAATTGTACCATTGGAACGCATTGGCTAGTGAACTAATACGATTAGTATCGTCTGGCTGTACTCGCCATTCTGGTTCAAAGCCAACATATTTGGTTTCAGCACCCTTGGGGTTTAATCTCTTAATTGTAATTTCGTTTTTTGCCATAGTCTTAGTAGTGTATATTCTTAGTTAAGTAATGTCAACCTATTAGTGCCGCAAAGGTAATATGTTGTTCTAAATTATCTAATAGTAAATTAGCTTGATTTATCAAATCTTTATATTTTGGCGAGTCCTTTTTATTGCGTCTACATTCAACCGATTCCTTGCTAATTTCAGTCATAATCTTATCAACCCCTGCTAGCATTTTTCGTAAATCTCTGTAAGCTACCTTACTTTTTATGGTAGAAATCTTTAATTCTGCTTGATTTACCCTGTCTAATATATCATCCATAACACTAATTATATGATATTTGGAATTACTAGTCAACCTTTTGAAAGCTAAATACTTGTTATGCCACGCTTATCACTATACCGCCCTAATAGAACCAACGATTATCAATTCTTGGATCGTACAATTTCTGAACGCTACACCGTTGGCGGGCTGGACATTTTTGTCCACAAGTATATGGGCCCAATCGTAGATACTACAGATAATCCAGGAAATGCTGACGCTACACTACCTGTTTATAATTCAGAAAATCCATTGTTTATCGAGGATTTGCTACTATTAGAAAATCGTGACCGTGCGTATGATCCTGATGTTTATATTATGCGTGGCGTTTATACTCACAACGACATCAACTTTGATTTAACTCAATTTGGATTGTTCCTAAACAACGATACATTGTATATTACATTCCATTACAATGATATGATCGACACTTATGGCCGTAAATTAATGGCTGGCGATGTACTTGAAATGCCCAACATGAAAGATTACTATCCATTGAATAGTAACATTACAAGAGCATTGCCTAAATATTATGTTATTCAAGATGCCGCATTTGCCGCAGAAGGCTTTTCTCAAACTTGGTTACCGCACTTGTGGCGGGTTAAAGCTACACCAATGGTTAACGCACAAGAATATCAGCAAATTATTAATCAGCCATTCATGCCTGATAATATTTGGGACAATGGAAATTATTATCCTCGCGGTGATATTGTTAAATCAGGCGAATATTATTACGAAGCTAAAGCTAATGTTCCACCAGGAACCGATATTACAGATCCTAACTACTGGGCATTAATTGAAAAGCCAACCACTATGGGTGATGTTAATTCTACCCGTAATAAAGATTTACAAATTAATGATGCGTTAGTTGTACAAGCCAATGTTGATGTACCACTTAGTGGTTACGACAATGTTTCATTTTATATTTTACCTACTACTCCAGAAGGCGAACCTAGTAGCGAAGGATTAAATGCTAGTCAAACAGGCCCAACAGTAGACGGGGCACAACAAGGCGACGGTGAAAGTCCAAAGTCGTTTGGTTACACCATGGGCTACTTAACTGGCGACCAGATGGCGCCAAACGGATTGCCTGTTACACCAGGCGTTTCGTTTCCAGTAAACCCAACATCAGGAGATTATTGCTTGCGTTTAGATTATTTCCCAAATCGATTATTCCGTTACAACGGCGCTGGTTGGAAAGCTATATCCGACGATGTACGCACACCTTTAGATTGGGGTGCTAATAACTTAACACAGCGTAGTTCCTTTGTTAACAATACATATACTGTATCAACATCAGATCAAGGTAATATACCAAGTCGTCAGTCATTATCTGAATTGCTTAAACCGCAAGCCGATAATGGTAACGAAGGCGGTAATTTGCCACCTAAACCAAGACCACCAGGGAGATAATTATTCAATCATATTTTTTCGACGAACAAATACGCCGCTATTTGATTCAATTTGCCCGTATGTTTTCAGGCTTCCAAGTAGAGTTTGGTCGCAATGAGGCCGGAGCCGCTAACACAGGCGATACATTATATCGTGTTCCAGTTCGTTATGGCGATAGCTCTAGACAAGTACAAACTATTTTACAAGAAAATAGTGCTAGTAATATGCCAAGTACACCATTAATGACTTTTTATATTACTGGGTTAGACTTTGACCGTCCTCGTATGCAAAATCCAACTTATGTAGATAACAAATCTATTCGTCAGCGCGAGTATGATTCTGCTACAGGAACTTACGAAACTACACAGGGCAATGCGTTTCAAGTTGAGCGTTATATGCCAGCACCATATAAGTTATCCATTAACTTAGATATTTGGACTAGTAACACTAATCAAAAAATGCAGTTATTAGAACAAATATTACCATTGTTTAATCCTAGTTTAGAAATACAAAGTTCAGATAGTTTTATGGATTGGACTAGTTTAAGTATTGTTGAATTAGTAAGTACTGGTTGGAGTAGCCGTAGTATTCCTATGGGCACCGAAGATCCTATTGATATTGCTACTGTTAAATTTGCCTTACCTGTATGGTTGTCATTGCCTGCTAAAGTTAAGAAACTTGGCGTTGTTGAAACTATTATTGCTAGTATCTATGACGGATCCGGCGACATGGTTAATGCTATTAGAAATAATGATTTGTTATTAGGTACTCGTCAATATATTACTCCTTACGGATATCAAGTGGTATTGATCGGCAATAAATTACAAATTTTAGCTCGCTCTGCTGTAGTGGACGAGACTAATAATGAATTGCCCCCGCCAGATCCTGTGGAGCCTAGTAACTTAGAATGGACTCCTGTGATCAATATGTACGGAACACTCCGCCCAGGTATTAGTATGATAGCACTTACACAAGAAGACAGTAGTCAAGTTTATGGTACTGTGGCGTTTGATCCTACTAATGACCAATTCTTATTGTTTTCTGTATTAGAAGAATCTATTCCGCCTAATACATTGCCACCAGTTAATTCTGTTATTAATCCTAGAGCCAGTGGGCCCGGACAAGGATTGCCGGACGCTGCTGTAGGTCAGCGGTATTTGCTAACTGAAAGTACAGGTAGCGATAATGGTTACGCACAAGCATGGCTAGGTACCAGCGGACAAGTATTAGTAGCATACCCAAATGATATTATTCAATATGACGGTGGTCAGTGGGTAGTTTCTTTTGACAGTCAATCAAGTCCTAATAATATTCAATATTGCACAAACATAGTTACAGAAATCCAGTACAAGTGGATTGGTCATGGATGGGTTAAATCATATCAGGGCCTCTACGCCGGAGGCGAGTGGTCGCTTATTATATAGTACGACAGTTATCACCGTGCCATCGTTTAAACATTCCAGCTGATACAGTTTTTTTACAAAAAATACAAGATATTTTATTACACGAAGGATGAGTGCCATCTTCTAATTGTTTACGGGTAACAGCACCGCCTAATAAATGATGTGTTCCTGCTTTTACTTTGTCTGATTGATAACTAGAGCCATCTGGTCTTTT